ATATCGACGTGATCGGTGTGGGCTCGTCACCCTACGACTTCCTGCACGACACGAATCAGCAAGTGGTGGGCGTCAATGTCGCCGAGTCACCCACCAGCACGGACAAGTCGGGCCGGTTGCGCTTCCGCAATCTGCGCTCCGAGCTGTGGTGGAAGTTCCGCGAGGCGCTGGACCCGGCGAACAATACCGGCATTGCGCTGCCGCCATCGCGTGAGCTGCTCGCGGATCTGTGCGCACCGACGTGGTCGCTGTCCGGCTCGACCATCCAGGTGGAAAGCCGCGAGGAGATCGTCAAGCGCCTCGGCCGGTCGCCAGACTTTGCTAGTGCCTACGTGCTCGCCCTGCTCGACACGCCCAAGCGCAGCGTGATCGCCTCGATGGGCCACCAACCCAGCACCCAGGACTACGACCCGTACGGCTGATGGTGCACGTACCGCGCAACCCCTGCGCGAGACTCGCCGGCATGAGCACTGCGATCCGATCTTGCCGCGTGGCGGACATCGAGCAAGCGCCGACCATCGACGCGCTGGTGGCCGAGTACGTCGAGGAGGCCGGCGTCCCGGAGATGGGCCCGGCCAACCCGCAGTGGGAGCAGTATCGCCAGCTCGAGGCCGCCGGGCACCTGCACTGCTTCGGCGCGTGGGACGACGAGACGCTGGTCGGCATGTGCTTCGTGCTGATCTCGTCCGTGCCGCACTTCGGCGTTCCGTTCGCCTCGCTCGAGACGTTTTTCGTTACCAAGTCGCACCGTGCCGGCGGGATCGGGCTGCGCCTGTTGCGCACCGCCGAGGGGCTGGCGCGCCACTACGGGCTCAAGCACGTCATGGCGACCGCGCCGGCGGAAAGCGCGCTGTCCGTCGTGCTGCCACGGCGCGGCTACCGCGAGTCGAATCGCGTTTATCTGCGGGTGCTCGACGATGAATGAGCTGGCAGCCGCGGACCTCAAGCCCCTCGACTCGTCGGCCCTGGCCTCGACGCGGGAGATCGAGGGCGCACTCGCGGACATGCCGCAGCTCGACCTGCAGACCGACCACTTGCTGCACGCCGGCATGTACGCGCGGACGCTGCATATGCCCGCCGGCGCGATCGTCACCGGCGCGCTGACCCGATGCGACACGGTCCTGGTGATTCAGGGCCATTGCTGGCTGCACACCGGGTCGGATGCGATCGAGGTCAACGGATACCGCGTGTTGTCCGGCCTGGCCGGGCGCAAGAGCATTTGCCGGACCCTCACGGATACCAAGGCAACGATGCTTTTCCCGACACAAGCGACTTCGGTGGCCGAAGCCGAAGCCGAGTTCACAGACGAAGCGGACCGGTTGATGTCCCGCAGAGCCTTAGAGGTGAAATCATGAGTGGAGCAATCACGGCCGTGGCATCGGTCGCCGTTAGCGCGTACTCCGCCTACTCGTCGAAGCAAGCGGCGGGCGATCAGAAGGACGCCGCGCAGAAAGCGCGGGAGCAAGCGAAGCAGCGGACCGCCGCCGCCGAGAAGCAGGCGACGGCGATGGAGCAGCAGGCCGTACAGGCGGAGCGCGCAGCGACCCAGCGGTCGAAGGCTTCCGAGGAGCGCGCGAACCGTGCGCGGCAGCGGAGCGCGAACGCCAGCGGCTCGAGTTCCGGGGCGCGCCAGATGGCCAAGGCCGGCACCGGCAGCACCATGCTGACCGGGCCGCAGGGCGTGGAGCAGGACAAGCTGAATCTCGGCAAGAAGTCGCTGCTGGGGGAATGACGTGAGCGACGAGCAACAGCGCGACCGCATCAACGCCCGCTGGGGCGCGCTCAAGAACGAGCGGTCCAGCTGGGTCGACCACTGGCGCGACATCAGCGAGCACCTACTGCCGCGGTCGGGGCGCTTCTTCGTGTCCGATCGCAACCGGGGCGACCCGCGCCACAACAAGATTTACGACAACACCGGCACGCTGGCGCTGCGCGTGCTGGCGGCTGGAATGATGGCCGGCATGACCAGCCCGGCGCGGCCGTGGTTCCGGCTGACCACCTCGATCCCCGAGCTCGACGAGTCGGCCGAGGTCAAGAAGTGGCTCGCCGACGTCACGCGCCTGATGCAGATGGTATTCGCCAAGTCGAACACCTACCGGGCGCTCCACTCGATGTACGAGGAGATGGGCACGTTCGGCACGGCGTCGAGCGTCATGCAGCCGGACTTCCAGAGCATTCTCCACCACCACACGCTCACCGCCGGCGAGTACGCCATCGCCGCCAGCGACAAGGGCCGCGTCGATACGCTCTATCGCGAGTTCCAGATGACCGTGGCGCAGATGGTTGGGCAGTTCGGCAAGGAGAACGTGAGCCCGACCGTGCGTGGCATGTACGACCAGGGCAAGCTCGACGGGTGGGTAACCGTGCTCCATGCCATCGAGCCGCGCGCCCACCGCGACCCGAACAAGCGCGACGACAAGAACATGCCGTGGCGTAGCGTCTACCTCGAGGCGGGGCAGAACGACGAATCGCCCCTGCGCGAATCCGGCTACCGCGACTTCCCCGTGCTCTCACCGCGCTGGGCGATCACCGGCGGCGACATCTACGGCAACAGCCCGGGCATGGAAGCGCTGGGGGATCTCAAGCAGCTGCAGCACGAGCAACTGCGCAAGGCCCAGGGCATCGACTACCAGACCAAGCCGCCCCTGCAGGTGCCCACGTCGATGAAGAACCGCGACGTCAATACCCTGCCCGGCGGCGTGACCTTCGTGGATGCGGCCAACCCGAACGGCGGCATCCGCACCTCGTGGGAGGTCAATCTCGACCTCAACTACCTGCTCGAGGACATCCGGGACGTGCGCGGCCGGATCAAGAGCGCCTTCTACGCCGACTTGTTCCTGATGCTGGCCAACGGCCAGAACCCGCAGATGACCGCCACCGAGGTCGCCGAGCGCCACGAGGAAAAGCTCCTGATGATCGGCCCGGTGCTCGAGCGGATGCACAACGAGATCCTCGACCCGCTGATCGAGAACACATTCGCGCGCATGGTCGAGGCCGACATCGTGCCCGAGCCGCCCGAAGCGATGCAGGGCATGGAGCTCAACGTCGATTACGTCTCGATGCTCGCCCAGGCGCAGCGCGCCATCGCCACCAATTCCGTGGATCGCTACGTCGGCAACCTCGGCGCCATCGCGCAGATGAAGCCCGACGTGCTCGACAAGTTCGACGCCGACCAGTGGGTCGATGCCTACAGCGACATGCTCGGCATCGACCCCGACCTGATCGTCCCGAACGACAAGGTCGCGCTGATCCGCAAGCAGCGGGCCGAGGCACAGCAGCAGGCCCAGCAGCAGGAGGCGATGGCGCAAGGTGCAGACACCGCGCAGAAGCTCGCCAGCGCCGACACCGAGGGCAAGAACGCACTGACCGACGTGACCCGCGCGTTCAGCGGGTACACCTGATGGTGCACGTACCAACGGCAAGCGCCGATAGGTTAGCCGCATGAGCGAGTTCGACCCGACGGACATTCCGGCACAGGACCGGGATCAGCGCGACAAGGAATTGCGCGGTCGACTCGCCCGCGAGACCGAGGACGCGGATCTCAAGTGGCTGATGGAAAGCCGCCAAGGGCGACGGATCGCCTGGCGGATACTCGACCGGGCCGGCGTGTTCCGGCTGTCGTTCGACACCGAGCCGCTGGTGATGGCGTTCCGCGAGGGCGCACGCAACGAGGGGCTGCGGGTACTGGCCCGCATCCACGAGCTGTGCCCCGACCGCTACCCCCAAATGATGAGGGAGATGACCGATGACGACCGAGACACTGATGACCGAACCGGCTGACGAAGCGGCGACCACCGAAGGTGCCGAAGGCCAGCCGCCGGCAGAAGGTCAGCAGCCCACCGGCGACGAGCAGGGCGGCAAAGACGATGCCGCGACCGTCGAATCCGACCAGGGCGGCGACAAGGCCGAGGGCGAAGAAGGCGAGGGCAAGGACGGCAAGAAGGACGACGAGAAGTCCGAAGGCCCGCCGGAACAGTACGAGTTCGAGGCCCCCGAGGGCGTCGAGTACGACGACAAGGTCATCGAGGCCTACTCCGAGACCGCCCGCGAGCTCGGCCTGTCGCAGGAAGACGCGCAGAAGCTGCTCGACGGCGTAACGCCGGTGATGAACCAGCGCACCGCCGAGCGGCTGGACGCGGCCCGCGCCGAGTGGACCGAATCGGCACAGAAGGACGAGGAGTTCGGCGGCGAGAAGCTGCAGGAGAACCTCGCCGTGGCCAAGACGGCCCTCGACCAGTTCGGCACGCCCGAGCTGCAGTCACTGCTCAACGAGTCGGGGCTGGGCAGCCACCCCGAGATGATCCGCGCTTTCTACCGGGCCGGTAAGGCCATGAGCGAGGATCAATTCGTCAACGGACAGACCCGCAGCGCCCAGGGCGGCGATGCGCGAAGCCTGTACTCAGCATCCAACATGAACCCGTGAGGAACTGAACGATGGGTACTTTGAAAACGACCAACCCAACCCTGGCCGATCTCGCCGCCCGCATGACGGAGGACGGCAAGATTGATCCGCAGATCGTCGAAATGCTCAACGAGACGAACGAAGTCTTGGAGGACATGACGTTCATCGAAGCCAACTCCTTCACCGAGCACAAGACCACCGTGCGCTCCGGCCTGCCGACCGGCACCTGGCGCAAGCTCAACTACGGCGTGCAGCCCGAGAAGTCGCAGACCGTACCGGTCAAGGACACCATGGGCATGCTCGAGACGTATGCCGAGGTGGACAAGGCGCTCGCCGATCTCAACGGCAACTCGGCCGCCTGGCGCATGAGCGAGGACCGCGCGTTCCTCGAGGGCCTGAACCAGACCATGGCGACGACCCTGTTCTACGGCGATTCCTCGCAGGACCCGGAAAAGTTCATGGGCCTCGCCCCGCGCTACTCCGACAAGAGCGCGGAGAACGGCGAGAACATCATCGACGCCCAAGGCATTGGCAGCGACAACGCCAGCATCTGGCTGGTGGTGTGGGGTCCGAATACCTGCCACGGCATCTACCCGAAGGGCTCGCAGGCTGGCCTGAACCACCGCGACCTGGGTGAGGAAACCCTGTCGGACACCAACGGCGGCCGCTACCAGGGCTACCGCAGCCACTACAAGTGGGACAACGGCCTGACCCTGCGCGATTGGCGCTACGTGGTCCGTGTCGCGAACATCGACATTTCCGACCTGACCAAGGACGCGAGCGGCGGTGCAGACATCATTGATTTGATGTCGCAGGCGCTCGAGCTGATCCCGAACCTCGGCATGGGCCGCCCGGTGTTCTACATGCCGCGCAAGATCCGCAGCGTGCTGCGCCGGCAGATCACCAACAAGGTCGCGGCGTCCACCCTGACCATGGATGAGATCGCCGGCAAGAAGGTCGTCGCGTTCGACGGCGTACCGTGCCGCCGTACCGATGCCCTGCTGCTCACCGAGGACCAGGTCTCCTGATCGGCCCCCGACACTAGAGGAATAGCGACATGATTATCGACAAGGCACTCCAAGTCTCGGACGCGCAGGCGGTCACCTCGACCGCCCCGTCCACCGACGTGGTCGATTTCGGCCAGGCCAATCCGAACCCGGGCAACGGCGCGCAGGCGACCTACATGGTCGTCACCGTCGACGAAGCCGCGGCCGCCACCGGCGCCGCGACCGTGCAGATGGCCGTGCAGGACTCGGCCGACAACAGCGCGTGGGAAGACGTGGCGCTGACCAAGGCCATCGGCAAGGCGGATCTCGCCGCGGGCGAGCAGATCGTCATCCCGATGCCGGTCGGCCTGCGCCGCTACGCGCGCGTCAACTACACCGTGGGCACCGGCCCGCTGACCGCCGGCAAGTTCTCCGCACAGATCGTCACCGGCGTGCAGAAGAACGACCCGCAGCCGAACAGCCCGAACATCGCGTAAGGAGTGACTCGGAATGAGTGAACAAGCGATCGAAGCGGAGATTCAGGACAAGGGGCTCAACGCCCCGCGCCTGAACCCCGAACACATCGACTCGACCATCGTGGCCGAGGACTACCACCGCTTTCCGGGCACGACTTCATGGGGGTAAGCGATGAAGGTTGAAGCAATCAAGACCGGCTACTTCGGCAAGCTCCGCGAGCCGGGCGACGTCTTCGAGGTGCCGAGTGGTGCCAAGGCTTCCTGGTTCACGCCGGTCAAGGGCAGCAAGCCC